ACGTAGCACCATTACTGAACGACATGCCAGCACCAGTTTCGGTAGAAGCATAACTATTACCAACTGTTCCCGGCGTTTTAGCATACACGTAAAGATCGGTTGCTGTTCGAGCAACTGCTTCTACCGTAGGATGGGCTACAAGAGCCGTAGAATATTGGGTACCCGGTGAACCCTCTTTATTTATAGCGTTGAAAAGATTGGTCAGAGAATCCGCCGTAAGAGTTTCCAGCTTTACAAGCCAAGGATTGGAAGCTGTGCCTGCTGGAGCACCGGCATTAACATTACCTGTGGTAAACCGGTAATAAACACCATTGAGTTGAATAGTATCGTTATTGGCAATAGAACCGGTAATTTCCAAATGCGCTCGAGCAAAACCATTATCAGTGTAATACCAAAGAACCCCACCTTCAGCGATGAACAGGTAGCTTGGAACTTCCGTGCCTATTGGCGAGGTAGCCGCCATACTAACATCCCCAATGGGGGAGGTGCTAATAACTCCAATCAAATTGGAAGTTCCGTCTTTTGCTTTAATTCGATGAAGCTCTGTCCCACTAACAACAAACAGATCATCGTTGAAGGCGCCAGCAGAACTAAACACCTTACGAATAGGGCCCGGTCCCACCTCTGCAAACTTACGGAGACCGGGCCTAGCTATAAATGAAACAGGAGCGTCCGTCAGAACAGGGTTTTGTTCCACGAAACGATTGACCAGCGGGATAATGGGTGTTTTTGAAACCCGTCGTTGGTAATCAGTTGGAAAAATAGGAAGGTTCTGTGGCAATTTCTCTTAATCCTCATGTTATTAGAAAAAAAAGCTATTTCCGCGTTCAAACTCGCCACTCAAACTATAGCCTCTACCAAATTTACGGTGACCGCTAGTAAACAAAAGGGCAAGGTCTGGACGACGAGTTTTCACAGGCGAGTATTTTGCCTTAAATTTGCGGAGCACATTGGTGTATCGGGTCAAAGACATCTCACTAAGAGGCGGGCCATTGCGAGGGTTAAGCCTCATTGCAAGGCCGATAATCAACAAATCATCAAAAGCTTCAGGAAAAGGAGATTCGTCCGTTGTAGTAAGATTTGTTATTCGTTGCCAATTAGCCTTGTCAGCCCGATAAAACCAAACAGCCGAATAGCCGTTTGTATTAAGGATGAGGTCAGTGTTTCCTTCAATTAGAGAGCCGTTTCCGTCAAGAGTTAAATTGTAGGTGGCCAAATTGTTGCTAGCATCCACAACACCAAACATGTCTCCATCTTTGGGTCGAGGGGCTAGCCTAATTGTTTTTGCTTCATTAAGATTTAGCTTAAGGCGGTAGCCCGGAGGAAGGAAATTGTTATCTACAAAAAGCTCAAATTCGTTGCTGTAAGTGCTCGTATCAATGTTAGAGTTATTACCGATAAGAGCTTCTTCGAGATTGTCGCCTACTTCGTTACCAAACAACGATTGAATAAAACGATTTAGCAGGCGCAACCCCTCTTGTTCTTCGCTGGCATTCGGAGACGCTCCTCGGGCAATGAGATTAGTTTCTCGATAAGCATCAGAAATAATGATTGAAATTGCTGTCATTAGTTGTTATTCCGTAATGAGGATTCCTGATCCGCCAAGACTAGTCGTTACCGAAGAACGGGCAACGGTGCCAGCAAAAATAGGAAGTTCGTGGAACAGCCCAATATTCCCAATCTGAACTGGAATGCCCGGAAGAGTAACATCCGGCGCCCCATCATTATAGCGAAGAGTAAAGGTCCAAGTTCCGGCTGTCGTCGGAACAAAGCCCTTAATTGCAGAGCTTTGAATAATTACAGTCGAATCAATCCCAACAGGAATTGGTTTAGCCTTGCATGAAGACATAGTGTATCCTTTTCATCAAGTTGATGAAGTAGGGGCATGCCTAAATAAGGCAGAGGCCCCTACCCATAATGTTAACCGTTCAGACGGACCAGTCGACGGCGGCCATTGGCTACCACGTTTGGCTCAATAGCAACATCGAAACGAACCCGGTGTTCACCGGTTTCGAACTTCGAATCTTGCCACATACGAACAGACATCGGAAGCTTGGTGAGCTGCTTGCGCATAGCCATGCCGGTTGCCGGAACAATGAGGTCCGCAGTATGAACCACGATTGCTCCCTTGTTGGCGATAAAGCGCGGCTGGAGAACCGCAGAAGGCTCACCAATAAAGGTAACAGCGGCAGTATTGGCCGGAGCATTAGACACAGTTTGGAACGGACCCGAGGTAATAATAGCCGGAAAAATCCGAACCGCTACCGAGGTACCGTTAGTTGTGCTAACGTCGCCAACCACTCGGAATTGCTGAAGATGTCCAAGAACCTTCTTAGCCCGGTTGTCGTAGGCATACACGCCAGCAATAGTAAAGACTTCACCGTCCTTAATGGTGCGAGCACCCGACCCAATATTCATGGTAAGATTCTGGGTAAGATACTGTCCCGGAGCGGGCGAAATGCAGTAGTCTTGGTAGGTACCGGCCGATTCTGCCGTACCATTTACAAGGGACGAGTTCTTGTTACGAGTGCCTACGGTAAAGCTTGGAAGCTGCTGAGTAAAGGTCGTCGGGATACCCGCAATCGAACCTTGCCAACCGCTGCGATAGACGCCGGCACCAGTATTGCCAATGTTAGACCCACTGGTCTCAACAACGTCCTTGCCAAGAGCCTGCTTATCGCCGTAGGTAAGAACCGCGCGAAGCATCGAATCATCTTCGCAACCTTCTTCCTTAAGACGAGTATAAGCAGATGCCACATCGTCCCAAGTCGAAACGGGAGAAACACCGTCGCCAAGCCAGTTGTTAGAAGCGAGGGCGGCAAAGCGAAGGATATAAGCATCGATATCATGGGCTAGACGAAGGGCCGCGGCTTTAATGGCTTCGCTTTCGCGAGCGTCATTAAGATCGCGAATTTTCACAAAATCGCCCCAACCCATACTGGTGCCCACCACAGTGCGGAGGCGATACTGTTCCGATCCAAATACGGTGTCTTGAACGCCAGCCGACAGGTCAGCCACAGCGGAGTCAGTGAAGGTGGTAGTATAGTCGGGAGTGACCTGCTCGACCACGGTTAGGCCGTTGCGGTCATTCATTTCCGACTTATGCTTGTTAAAGGTTACAAGTTCGCTTGAGATAAGGTTATTCTGGAAGATCGCGGCAAAAGAGTTAAGGACCAATTTTGCCTGATCTACAGTCACAGTAGCCATAGTCAGTCTTTCCCTTTCGTATGAGTATTGTTAATCCTTATGTATGTGCGTGCTCATACGATCGTGACTAAACATTACCTCCGTCTAAAAAAGACCTCCTCAAAATCGTCGAGGTTATCTAGGTCCCTAACTTTAGGAAGAGCGCTTCCTTTTGCCCTTGGGGGCGGAGGCGGCGCGTTAGTCGTCCTCGTACGAGCGGTATTTTTGGTAATTAGCGCTTCGTCATTGCCAAGCATTGCCGAAATACGACCAAGAGCAAGAGTTGCCTTTGCAGGTCCTTGATTGACAATATCCCGAGCAATGTCTGGGTTCGAAGCAAGATAATAAAGAACGTCTGTTCCGTTGTCGATAGAACGAATAGTGTCAGTCAGATACTTACCATAGGCAGGATCAAGATCAGAGAAACCGTCAATCAGTCTTTGACCTTTTTCCATAAAGTCAGGGTAACGCTCCTGTGCGACTGTAAGTTTCTGCTGCCACTGTTCTTGAAGAGCTCGTTCGGCCTCTTCTTGGCGCCTTTGAAGTTCGGCTTGTCGCATCCGCTCTTGGAAAGCTTCTGTTTCCTTGCGGACCATATACGTCACAAGATCAGCATTGAACTTGGGATCGAACTGTCCAAGCGGATACTTCTTGTTGCCGTTTTCATCTTCATCGTCCCAATGAGGCGGACGATCCTCTTCTTTTTTGCTATCTTCAGCGGGAGTTGGTTCGTTATTATAAGGAATTTTTTTAGACTCTTCCAACTTTAATCGCTCTTCAAGAAGCCGCTCAAGTTCGAGCCGCTTTCGCTGTTCTTCCCTAAACTTAGCGTTTAGTTCTCGGATGCGCTTTTCGGCTCGACTTTCCTTCTTGACAGGCGGAATTTTTTCGTTGTCCGATTCTGCATCGTCAACAGAATCTTCAACGGGGGTTTCTTCGTTGTTATCAGAGTCTGAAACGTTGTCTTCGTTGGTCTCTTCTACTACCGGCTTTTTATCGGGAGCCTTACCCGTAGAGAAGAACTCCGCCTCAAACTCGTCAAGGCCTTGTTCTTCGGTAGTGTCGATATCAACGGATTCAACGAGAGGAGTGTTATCGTCGTTCATACTAAGGTTTCCGGTCCTTTACCGTATTTGCCACGCCTTTTACTGCGACTGAGTCCCGCCGAAAGGCTGGCTTGTTTTACCAGCGGGAGTCGGGTTATTTTGAGCGACCATCTTACGAATGTCGAGGTCGTCGGCTTTTGCCGCTCCTTCGAGAATCATTTTGATGGCTTTGAGATTCGTTTCGGTAGCGTCCACCTGATTATCAGACAGCGCCCGAATACGTTGCGTTTCAGCGTTGTAAGCTTGAATTAGCAGTTCGGCCCGTTTATCCCTAAGCTGTTGCATAAGCTCAATGTTCTGCGCCTGAAGCTGCTGTAGCTGCATTTGAATTTCT